AGATATTATACAACCTCTTTTTCTTCCTATCAAACACATTATCTCATAAATTTTATTATTTTCTTCATCATCTCTATTTAATATTTCTTCTAGCTCTTCTTTCGAAAGTTTATATCTTTCTATTACATTATCCATATAATTTTCTAATAAAAATTTTAATAATCTATATGCAATTTCTACTTTTTGTAAAATATCATCTTTTATTGTACCTGTAAAAGCTAAATTAAATGCAACTTCTTGACTTTCAAACTTAGGCCATAACACCCCTGGAGTATCTAATAATTCTATATTACTAGATAACCTAATCCATTGTTTTTGTTTTGTTACACCTGGTTTATTTCCAACTTCCATAGAATTTTTCTTTGATATTCTATTTATAAAAGAAGATTTTCCCACATTTGGAATACCTAAAACTAATACTCTTATAGACTTTCCTGTTCTTCCCTTTTGATTATTTAGTTCTATTTCCTCTTTCATTATTTTTTCAATTTCTTTTATTACATTATTTATACCTTTACCTAAATTAGAATCAACACTAATAGCAGATACATTTTTACTTTTAAATTTTTGTATCCATTTATTAGTTTCTTTTTCATCTGCTAAATCACTTTTATTTAAAATATAAATTCTTTTCTTGTTTTTAGTTAATTCCTTCATATCTGGATTTTGACTAGATATTGGTATCCTCGCATCTAAAACCTCAATAACCACATCTATTAACTTTAAATCTTCGGCTATCTGCCTTTTAGTTTTAGCCATATGACCAGGATACCAGTTAATTCCGACTTTAGTTAACGATTTTTCTTTATCATTTTTTGGCATAATATTACTCCTTTCATGTTTCAAAATTTTGTTTTCTTTTGTTTTCATCAGTAGAAATTCATTTCATATTATATCACAATTATGTTTTTTTATAAAGTCTAGTGCTTCAAAATATTTATCCTCACATTTAAATATAACTTTTACATTTCTTTCTTTGTCTATAACTATATCTTCGATTAAATCATCAATTAATAAACGATTTAATTCTTTTACTTCCTTTATGTTTTTTAGTTTTTCAATCCATTTATTATCTTTTTCAACTCCAACACCTATTTCTGTTAATTTAATTTCTAATTTATCTTTTTCTTTTTTTAGGTCATTTACTTTTTTACTATATTCTGCTGAATATTCCCAATATTCTTCTTCTGATATCAAGTTAGCATTTAAATCGCTTTTAATTTCATTTCTTAATTTTATATATTTATCTATATTATTTGTTACTTGTTCAATTTTTGCTTTAATTATTTCTCCATCATAATTTATTTCTTTTTTCATAAGTATCTCGTTTATTTTGCTATCAATTTCATTAACTATATTTCTAAAATTGTTTAATATCTCTATAACTGTTTTTTCTAGTTCTTCTTTTCTAAATGAATTAGGAAAACAATTTTTATGTTTTAAATAAGTTCTGCAATAATAATATGTATGATATTGACTTTTTCTAATAATCATATTTTCACCACATTCATTACATCTTAAATGTCCAGAAAAAATATCATAACCATTTTCGCTATTTATCCTTATGTTTCTTTCATATAATAATTCTTGAACTTTTTTAAAATCTTCTTTTGATACAATTGGTTTATGATGATTAGGGATAATCACCCAATTCTCTGTATTTACTCTTTTATTTTTATGAATTTTATGACTTACTTTCTTTCTTACTCCTTGAACTAAATCTCCTGTATATGTTTGATTTTTTAATATTTCATCAATTTTTTTAGGAGTCCATTTTTTTACTGATTCTTTTATAGTACTTTTTATAGTTCCATTTTCTATTTTATGAACTCTTGGTGTAGCTATATTCAATGTATTTAATTCGTTAACTACATCTTTCTTGCTTTTGCCAGATAGTATCATGTTAAAAATTTTCTTTATAACTTTTTCTGCCTCTTTATCAACTATAAACTTATGTTTATCATTTGGATTTCTTATATATCCATAAGGAGCGAATGAACCTATAAATTCACCTTTTTCTTTTTTATTATCTAATACACTTCTTACTTTATTAGATATATCTCTAGCATACTCATCATTCATTAAATTTTTAACCGGAACAATAACATCACTAACTGATTTTGGGTCTTTAAAACTATCAATATTATCATTAACAGCAATAAATCTTATATTATATAAAGGAAAGATTTGTTCTATATAATTTCCTACCTCTATATAATTTCTACCAAGTCTTGATAAATCCTTTACTATTATACAATTTACTTTACCATTTTTAATATCATTAAACATTCTTTGAAAATCAGGTCTATCAAAATTTGTACCAGAATATCCATCATCGGTATAATAGAAAATGTCTTTCATATCATTATTTTTCTTTATAAAATTCCTGATTAAACTTTTTTGATTAGCAATACTATTTGATTCTGCTTTATCACCATCATCAGAAGACAATCTTAAATAAACTGCTACATTCCATTTTTTCATATTGCTACCTCCATTTCATTTTTTATACTATTCAATACTCTTTCATACTCATCTTGATATTTAAATTTAATTGATAAATCGCCACCTTCATGCACATATATACAATCAATTAAATCTTCTATAATTTCTCTTGATAATGTTTTTACTTTTTTATTTCTTCTAAAGTGTTCTATCCAATATTCTTCTTCTTTAATATCTCTTAAACTATTTTCAAGTTTTTCTTGATATATAATTATTTCATTCTTTTTATTTTCAATTCTTTTTTCATAATCTTGAGAATAGTCTAAGAATTCATCTTTTGATATTTTCCCAAGTTTCCAATCTTCATAAGAAGATTTTTTTAATTTTTTTAACTTTTCTATATCACTATTTAGATTTAAAATATTTTTTTCATATAATGATTTATTACATAAATTTGAATTTTCTTTTATTTTCTTAATTGTTTTTTCTATATTTAAAACAGATTTTATTTGCATAATTACACTGTCAATTACCATTTTATCTAAATCGCTTGTTTTAATTTTATGAGGAGTACATTTACCTGATGTAGTTTTATAATTTCTACAATAGAAATTAGATGAATTTCTACCTTCTCTTGTATCTTCCATCTTACACATACTTCTTCCACAATCAGCACATTTAATCTTATATTTATATATTGTTAATTTTTCTGGTTTTTTCTTTTTATGATTTCTAGTTTTGATAATTTCTTGTATTTTATTAAAGTCTTCTTCTTTTATTATTCCTTGATGAGTTCCTTTAACAATTACCCATTCACTCTTTGGTCTATATATTTGTCTATGATCCTTATAACTTATAGAGCCAGTTCTATTCCATACAAGATTTCCAATATATATTTCGCTTGTAACCATTTTACCAATAGTAGATGTACTCCAATGATAAACAATTTCATCATCTTCTGCATTTAAACCTATTTTATATTTCTTTCTGCGTTGAACTTCTTTTCTACATAAAATACCATTATCATTTAAAAATTTAGCTATTTTTATATGTCCATCACCATCAACTGCCATTTTAAATATTTTTCTTACAACTGGTGCTTCTTCTTCATCAATTATGAGCTGATGTATATTTTCTGGATTCTTTTTATATCCATAAGGGCAAGTACCACCTACCCATTCTCCATTTAAAGATTTTGTCATAAGTACACTTCTTACTTTTTTTGATATATCTCTAGCATACTCATCATTCATTAAATTTTTAAATGGGACTATAACATTGTTTACTGACTTTGGGTCTTTAAAGCTATCGACATTATCATTAACAGCAATAAATCTTATATTATATAAAGGAAAGATTTGTTCTATATAATTTCCTACCTCTATATAATTTCTTCCAAATCTTGATAAATCTTTTACTATTACAGTGTTTATATCGCCATTTACAAGAGCATTAAACATCCTTTTAAACTCTGGTCTATTGAAAGTAGTACCAGAATATCCATCATCAGCATAATAATCCACTATTTCAATATTTTCTTCTTTCTTTAAAAAGAACTCTATTATTTCTCTTTGATTAGCAATACTATCAGATTCTGCATTATCACCATCTTCTGAAGATAATCTACAATATATTGCTACTTTCCAAATGTTTTTTTCAATATGAACTTTTTTCTTTTTTCGAGGCATTATCTAACACCTCCGTTTGCTGTACTTAAATATACAGTTATTTTGTAGTTTTTAAATTTCATAAAAATCATCTCCCTTTCAAATTTCAATTAAATTTTATAAGGAAGATAACTTATTTGCATTGGTGCGATTTTCTCAATCGCACACTTGACTTATTTATAAATTTTTTGAACTACATTAGTAAGACTTTCTTCTGCTTTTGTTTCACTATTTGCATATTCAATTTTAATTTTTTTACCATTACATTTAAACATATATGGATTTTTAGAAGATTTAATAAAGTCAATTATTTTTTCTCTACAATCTGTCTTTTTACTAAAATTAATATTACTTATTTCTTCCAAATCTTCTAAATCTACATCTTCAAAAGAAATGTCCCTACATCTAATTAACTTTTCTTTCAATAATTCATAACTCATTATTCTTTCCACCATCTCTTTCTTCTTGCTTTTAACTTAAAACCATCTTTAACATAAAAATAAAAGCAATCACATCCAACTAAAACATTATTAGTTATTTGCATTGCTTCTTTTTTGTTTATAGCTAAAACTTTTACTTTATCTTTGTGTTTCTTCGTTGTAATAGTTACTATATACTCTT